GTTCCGTTACCGTGAATGAGGTCATCTTCCAGGCTGACAGCATCGGTAGCCACATCGGAGAAACCGATGAATACGGCCCTGTTAGCTTCGGCAGGAAGGCGTACCCGCGCTTCCAGCACCAGCGTACCCATGAGGGCTACATCCCACATGACTGCGGTAGCTAGACCGCAAGCGTGCTTGTCTTCGTTGGTGGTGGTCAGTTGGATGACACCACTCAGACCGTCAGAATCAAGGCTGACAGCACCCGAATCAGTCTCAGCGATACCATCACCTATCACCCGCAGGGAACCGATAGAACCAGATGCCGCTGTCTCGGCAACGATCCATTCAGCCCCGATGAAATCTTCAAATATCTCTATTACGCCAGGTCCACTCTGAGGCATGATTTTATCTCCTTATGCCTTGCGGCCACGCAATATATCTCAACGTGACCGCATTAGATTACGTGGTTGGGAGTGTCGCGTCGGTTTCGACTTCAAATAGCCAGTTACCTGCACTGCGCTCACCATATGCGTACTCATCGTAGAGGAATACGCTGGTGGAACCGCCGCCGATATGTGGCTCTCTGCGAGTCTCAGTACGCGGGGAGCGTCCTTGGACAAGGATCAGTGCTTCCTGTGCAAAGATGCCGCCCTTAGCGGCGTTGCTGGAAGCGTCGATGTTTCCGTCTTCGTATATCTCGCAGTTGTGGATGCGACCACGGAAGCCCTCTTGGAACACACGGGCAGACAGACCATCTGTCAGACCTTGTGAGGGAGGGTTGCCGCTAGAGATCGAAGCAACTGCATCATACAAGTCTTTGATCTGGAAGCCGTGAAGAACCGCACGATACGGTGGGTTCCCAGGCTCGTCAGCATCAGAGGAGATACGGGAGACAGCGGCGGCAATCATGCCCGTTGTCAGAGCCGAACCAGAAGAACCGATAGTAAGGGACGCACCATCAATGGCGGTCAGTCCATCTTCGTCCTTCTTCCTCTGAATAGCGTTCTGTGCCAGACTGCCCACCTTTGCGTAGGCGTTCTTGCTGATACGTGCCGCCACCCTATCAGTGATGAGGGTATGAATCCCTACCACAGTGGGGGTGATCGTCAGCAACGTATCGGACATTTGCTGTGGGTTATCGAGACGCGTGGTCTCTGTGACTGTCTGCGCAGTCAGTTGCGCCATAGAGACTTCGTTCCATGAAACGCCAGTCCCCTCTCCGAGCGTCACTTTATCGACCAAGTTAGGGACAACTCCCTCTTGCTCTCTGATCTGACGCGCGGACGCAATGACTGTAGGCAGACTGTCAGCAAGTGACTGGGTTGTGGTATCGCCTGCTGCCATTAGTTGTTCTCCTTATCCACCAGCCGCTATGCGGTCTAGTATGATTTTTGCCCTGTCGTGGTCTGCTTTGGTGGGAGAGAAATTCTCTGCACCGTAGACCCTATCCAACCATCGCTCATCCGACATGCCACTGCCACCAACAGATGGGCCAGTGTCCAACTCGAATGCGCTGGTATTGTCATTGTTTTGAGCTTGAGATACAGGAGACCTGCCCTCACGCTCTAATCCGCGAGCAACACGTTGAGTTTCTGCAACAGCGCGGGCAAGCCCCGCGATATCTCGCCGCTGATGAGCAGAGGTCCAGTCTTGCCGAACCTGCTCTAACTCCGGCGCGGTATGAATGTTGATGATGTCCTGCCCATCGGCGTTCTTGACTGCCGAGACAAGATCATCAGACAACCCTTCCCACTGTTGCTGATAGTCAAGGTCTGCCACGGATTGCGCTTGTTGCGCGTTCAGTTGAGAGACTGCATCGGGAAGTCCGTCGGTGTCGCCCGTTCCTATTGCATTCATCAGCGTATCGACCCGCCGATTAAGCATCCGCACCTCATTGTTGGTGCTGAGGAGGAGGTTATCCGACTCGTCACTCCGAGAACGTCTGCTCCGTGTGCGCCCGTTTGCGGCGCGAAGGTCGCTTTCTAGCTTCTTGACTTGTGCACTCAGTTTCTCAACATCAGCACTAGCATCGCCAGTCTGTGCAACCTCTTGCGGGATGTCCTGCACGCCATCAGGCGTTGGAGTTGCCGCTGGATCATTCTGTGAAACCATAATTCACCTATGTAAAATCAGTATACACTACTAACGGGGTGGGAAGTCAGTGATTGCATCTTCAGGTGCCACCCACGGTTCATGCACCGGTATTTTATCGTAGTCTATGCGGTCCACTATGTCTTGTTCGTATATCTCATCTCCTTCTTTGAATTTAGGGCTTGCCAAGTCCCATATCTTTAGTAATTGCGCAGGACTGTCAGGCATCTTAGCAAGGTTGTAGTCCACTAGTATCTGAGCTGCATGCGTTGCGTCCCATTCCTCTGCATCATCGTAGCCTCTACGCAACCAGTCTTTGCGCCATTCATCTACCATGCCTTCGGCGGTATTCAGTGCATCTATCCAGCCATCTTCTATAGCCGTGTCCAGCACTTTTTTCTTCTGATTGGTACTGCCATTCATACGCTTAGAGAAGCCTTCGCGTACACGTGGGTCTTGTATACCTGCATGCACGCGGTCTTCCATGTCGTAGTATGGACGTAGTATGTCTAGCGCATGCCTATATGAAGCCTGCAATGCAGTGGCATACTGCGAACGCTTCACTTCCAGTAACTCTTGGTCGTCCTCACTAAGAGCCGCTATAAATTCATCCTGTCTATTCCACAACGGCCTCATGTCCTGCAATAACAAGTCAGTCATCGTCCTGTCATCGTCCATCTTCTGGATTGACTTAGTGTCGCTACCAGTCTCATCTTCGTCATATAGGTCAGCCTGCAATCCAAGCCACGTGGCGTAGAGGATGTCGCCCTTACTACGATCATCAGGCCATCGTCCCATGAGGGTATTCACGCCCTCCATATATTCCTTGAATGCTAGTGTGCCACGGCCAGCCTGGGCCGCACGTGGAAAATCTTCAAATGTGGCAAATAGTTCGGCGCGCATAATCATAGAGACTTTCTGCGATTGTTGCCGCCATTCCAGTAGAGACATATCTCCGCTACGCACCTGGGCATCTAGCTCTAATTGCGACTGGTTCTGCTCTATGCGAAACTCCTCTATCTCTTCAGCGGCGGCCCTGGTATCTGCATCGTCATAGCCAGCCTTCTTCAGTGCCTCACGCTTGGCAGTCATGTATCTGCCATACCCGCCCTTTCCCATGAAAGCGTCAATCGGGCCATCCCAAGGCATCTTCTCGCCTTCTGTGCGCTTGCGTAGTTCGGCATCTACCGCGTCTAAGAATGTCTTCTTGCTAGTGATGTTCGCGGCTATAACGTCCGGTTCGTCCTTGTAGAAGTCAAAGTTCAGGTTGGACATGTATTGGTTCTGTGCCAGCCTGACAGACTCTTCATCAGGGAACTCCATGGATAACGCCTCTAACTCGCTGACGGTAGCATCCACAGTCTGTGGAACCTTGCGTCCAAGACCTGATGCACGCAGAGCTAAGTCCACGCCCTCTATTATGTCGTTCATCACGCCGCCCGCCTTGAAGATGTGGTCTACATCTGAAGGCTCCCAGAACTTCGTAACGCGTGCAACATTGTTAGCCATCTCAGAGGACCAGGGTGTGACTCGTTCTCCTTTAGGTATATTAGGGTCACTGTAAGCCTTGTCTCTTATCTCACGCCCAGTGAATGGGTCACGGTTTTCAACCCATGAAGCGATTGTCTCTCCTAGCTCAGTTGGATATGGAACTCTGTCGAGAAGCGGTATATCAAGAGAGTTAGGAATACCAGCATTAGCATGCTGTGGTAAGACAGAAGATATGGGCCAGAGCTGATCTTCCGTTGCTTCCCAGAACGCTTGCATGTCATTAGGAACCTTCTCGTCCAGCAGTTCCCATCCCCGTATGGTGCCTCCCCACGGTAAAGCCAGCTCACGCAAGATGGGGATTATCTTGATGTACCTGGGTTTCACGCTCCCATCCGGCATCCTCTTGCCTGGGCCAGGAAGTAGGAATGAGATGGCACCGTACCTATCTTCAGCAGGTATGTCATGCCAGTTATTGGGAGTGTCTGTGTCCTTGTATTTGTTAGTGACCCACTTGTTGTACTGGTATTGGCCTGTCGCAAGGGCGGGGATCATCGCTAGTGACATGCCTACTTTCTTAGGGTTCTTGCTGAATGCCACGAAAGGCACCTTGGCACCCTGTATGCCTGCATTCAGGTAAAGGAATACAGCATCTAACTGGTGCACTAAGATTCCAGCCTGAGCGAAGTCAACCATCCCTTCGCGCGCCCATGATGCGGCACCTTGCTCTCCCGCTCCTCGCTCCAGTCCCTTCTGGAACAGTGACATACGTGGAGCAAGCTCGAACGCCTGTGCTGTCTCATTAAGGAGATTGAATAGCTTTAGAGGGTTGATCGTACCGCTATCATTGAACAAGAATCTCTTCCAGTCCCTACTGTCCCTGATAGTCCACTCTGCCCCTTCTTTGATCTGTTTCTGGGTTGGGCCTAATCTTGTACCAGACCAC